TCATTTAATTTTATTTAAAAATGATCAAAAGGCATATTTAATTGATGATACGATTGACTATAAAATCAAAAATGCCATCATTAAATACAACCATAAAATAGACAAAATTAATCGCATGAAAATTACAGATTTTAAACCAGAAGAAAGAAAGGAGGCTAACAATGCCTACTCATAGTTTTAAAGATTTGGAAAGAATGAACCTAGTATTAGATAAAGAAGGTGTTACTAGACCAAAGAGAAAAGCAAAAACTAAAAAATATAGACTAAGGGTAGCAGGTATTGGTATTTCGCCAATGATTCTTAGTACAAATGCAGAGGATGAAGCATCTGCAATAAAATATGCAAAGGCAAGATGGGCAGATTGTAAGATAGAGATTATTAAATGACACTCGAAGAAAAGATTAAAGCAGCAAAAAAAAGAATCGCTGAATTAGAAATTCTTATTAAGTTTTGGTCAAAAAAAAGATAGTAAATTACAGAATTAAGTTTTGTATATAACACATATCGTTTGCGAAGGACATTTTGGAGTGCAGCCCATTTATTATGGTTTAACAACTAAATTTCAACCTTGGTATTTTGATGGAAAAATTGTCTTTAGGGGAAGTAATTACGAACTTAGATCAGAAGCAGAAAAAGCAGCAAAAAGAATTAGGGACAATTGTTTGTTGCGGAAATCATGTTTTTAGAGTTATAAATGGTGAGCGACATTGGATAAGTGAGCCACCGAAAGATTGGGAAACTATTGACGGAAGAGTTTGGATTAAGTAATGCCATCTCTTAGGTATCATGCAGGCCGAATGGTTTTGTATGAAGAGAAACCTAAAAAATGGCGAGTAAAAATAAAAACAAAAGAGGGTAAGTTAAATTTACCTTTAAATGCTACTGAACTAGAGCCTGCATTAATAGAAGCTGAATATTTATATGCAGACGCTAAATGCATGAGTAGAGATCATCCTTTGTGCGTTGATTGCATACATCATTTAGTGATAAAAGCAGAATGCGGTTTAGGAATGCCAGAAGGAAAAGCTAGTGGCGGAATTTGGGCAAAAGATTGTGCTTATTTTTGGGAGAAGAACCCTTAGAATTTATCTTGTCAATATATACACCTGCTTGTCTTACAATTTTTACTAATCTATAATTTTCTTTTGCAAAAGCACTTATTAAATCAGGTATTTCTTCTGGCTCTATATTATTAATAACTGTTCTTAATATTATTTCAATATCTAATTCTTCTTCTAAATCAATATCTGCCATTATCCACGGCTCTATTTTTTTTCTACGTTTAGCTTCTAATACAAACCAATCTGACCAAGGCATATTTAGTTTCATTAGTAAAGCTTTTAACCTTAACATAACTTAGTATTCATGAAAGTCTAGTTTAATCGTACATAACCTGCTTTTTTGTCCTCAATAGTAACTTCTGGATATTGAACTGTATGCCATCTATGTTCACAAACCATACATAATCTTCTTCTAATAATTACCTTTTCAGAATTTCTTTCCGACCTTATTACCTTTTGTCTTGTTAGTTCATTACATTTTGGACACTTTACAAAAGTTAAACGATGCATTTATAGATTTATCAGGTTTTATATTTTAATATAGAAATAGTTATTTTATCTATAAAAATGGATACTCAAACAAGAGGATATGGTTCTTCTAAAAAGAAAAAAACAAAAAAAACAAAAGTAAAAGTGGGAAAGTAGTTAGTGGGGTAGTTGACTTACCTTCCTACTAGGAAAAAGATTCTGCTCCAATAAATCCACTAATCTATCATCAAGAGTATTATCTGTTTTTTTAACTAAAGCTCGCATAATATCTAATGCGAGTTTTTTTATTGCATTGCCACGAAGAAAAGCAAAAACAATAGGTCTTATAATTTTTAGCATAATTTTTATATCTTGCTATTTTAATAGTAGCTCATCCTCCACTTTCG